ATCAGCTTCAACATCAACAATAATATCATTATCATTTATAGCATTTTTATCATCAAAGGCTTCTTGTGGAATTTCACGAGCAAATGGCATCGCTGGTTCTCCTATGCCCATTTCTTTATGCATTGCAGATAATTCATCTTCAGATGCATTAACGACAATACCTAGTTCAGCTCTACCTTCTTCACCTAACGCACCCATTAGGGTTTGATTACGTCTTTCCTGTTCAGTCATTGTTTCTACCCCTTTATACTATAATTTTAGATACTACTTTTTTATTAGAGTTTGTACCAACAACAATTGCAAATTCTTCTTTTATAGAATTATTAATGTTGTCACTTACAGAGAAGTATATGGCTAGAACTTTACCATAAACACTATCAAGTGCCTGTACTTCATTAGATATATTAAAATCAGTTTCTATAAATCTATCTATATTGTATTTAATAGATTCATTTAACCGATTTATTGTAATATTATCCAGAAATTCAAATTGATAGTTTTGAATACCTACTCCTATATCTGGTTGATTTGGATATGTACCTTTTTCAACAAAAAGAAGATTTTGAATAGTCTGTGCTAAAGCAGATTTATCAGTGCGACTATCTTGTTGATTAAAGTCATTCTTACCTAATAATAATTCTTTTTTAAAAATACTTAATAAAGAATTATTAGAAGAACTAGATAGTATATTTTTTAAAGAAGAATCCATCTAAGCACCTCTCTTTTCCTTATCTATATTATTGTTACTTATTCTTTAAAATCACAAAATTATTAAAACAATATGTTAATTATGAAAATTAAAAGGCTGGTGGAAGAATTGGCTAACGTTAAATGTCCATTATGCACTAATAGCTATAATGACAAAATTCATTTGTATAGCCACTTAGATAAGAAACATAATGACCAGTTAAATGGTCTATCTCCAGCACAATTCTACTTTAATAATAAGTATAAGAAGTCTGGTGGAAAGTGCATTATGTGTCAAAAGTCTACTAAGTGGAATGAAGCTACAGAACGTTATGAACGTATTTGTGACCGCAAAGAAACGAACTGTAGGGAAAAGTACCGTGAAATGTTCCGTAAACGGATGCAAGGTAAATATGGTAAGGATACTTTATTGGATGACCCAGAGCATCAAAAGAAAATGCTTGAAAATCGTAAGATATCTGGTGTCTATAAATGGCAAGACGGTGGAGAGTCTAAATATACTGGTAGCTACGAAAAAGATTTCTTAGAGTTCTTAGATACTTTCCTTCAATTCAATTCATCAGATATTATGTGTCCAGCACCACAAACGTTCGACTATTTATATGAAGGCAAACCACATTTCTACATTCCTGACTTCTATATTTCTTCAATGAATCTTATTATAGAAATAAAGTCGGCAGAGAATAAACACTACCGTGAACGTGATATCGGTAAAGAGAAATTAAAGGACAGAGCAGTCCTAAAAAGTAAATTTAATTATTTAAAAATCACGGATAAACAATATGATGAGTTCTTCGATTTCTTGCTTACTTTCAAAAAGTAGTTTTTAAAAATGAAATTGAAAAACAAAAATATATTATTAAGATGAGCCTAAAGGCTTAATATTATTTGGAGGGATTTTATTATGACAGAAGTACAAGCAGAATTACATAATGACGAGGTAGTAGCAACAGCAGAAGGAGTAATTGAAGGTCAAGCAGAAGTAGGCAAGATTGTTAACTTCATGGTTGGTGTTCAAGGTTCTTCAGTTTATCGTGTAGCATCTTCTGAAGAGTTAAGCCTTCGTGATATGATTGAAGGTGTATCTACAATCGAGATTAATACTATTGCATCATTTGTTGAAAATGAAAATCCAATTGAATTAATTTCTATGTACCTAGCAATGAAAGGTGAAATCGTTAAGACTTCACTACAAATGATTCTTCAAGGTTCTACTGTTCCTGAAGATGTTCAAGCACAAATCTTAGAATTACTTTAATCAAAAAACCTATCTGATGATGGATATAATTTTTCTATTGAAAAACTAAATTATATCTGTCATCAGATATAATTTAGGAGGAAAATTAAATGTCAAAAATCTTAGTAGCATTAGCAGGTCCATCGGGATGCGGTAAAACTTATATTACGGAAAAACTTGTTGAAGCTATGCCATCTTTATTTATGCAACTACCACAAGTTACTACACGTCCAAAGCGTCACCCGAAAGAAGATACTTATCGCTTTATTGATAAAGCAGAATACGATGAGTTAGAACCTAACTTATTCGCCAAAACACAAATTGGAGATACATATTATGGTACGTTGTTAGTTCCTAATCCACAACCGTTTAATATTGTAATTGTAAATAAAAAGGGAATCCAAGATATCTTGGATAGCCATTCTCGTGCAAACTCTCCACTTGCACATTACACGGTTGTATTAGTTGGTGTAGATTCAGAAATTCCAGAAGAGCGTGCTACACGTTCTAAAGAATATGTTGAAAATGAACGTACTGAACTGCACGAAATAATTGAAGATTGGTTAGTTAATACAAAAGAGAAGTATATCAATGTAAGTGATTTTATCGATTTCCTACATAAGAAAGGGCATTTTAATGTAATTCCTCCTTACAAACGTGAGCACTACGTTAAAAAGGAAGAAGGTTTTACAAGAGTACCAATGAAAGACTTGAAAACTGGTGATACTTTTAGACGTGCTCATATGTTTGGAAATATGCGTCTGTTTGAGGAAAGTGAACAAGACACAACATCAATTGATATGATGGCATTATCAGCACCTTCACAGGATGCAAATGGTGCTTTCCAGATACTTACTGGAACGACGCCAGATAATCTAGTTAGATTCTATCTAAAT